TTCGAGAAGGTCTGCATTCTTCAGGTAACGGCCCAGCGTGTCAACATCTATTTCTTTGAGTTGCACTTGCAGGGCGCGGTCCACAGCGCCGGTCATCTTAGGGCACACCGGCTTGGCTGCGCACCAGCGGCAGTGGTCACCGTGTTGCAGCTTGGCGTCAGGCTGCTGTGCGGCCTTGACGGCCTGCACCAGCGTCTGTTCGAACTGCTTGATGCGCTCCTTCGTGGTCACCCAGCGCTTGATCATGGGCGGCTGCACGATGATCAGCTCGACTTCAGTTGCACCAGCGAACGCCCACTGCGCGCTTTCGGTACGCATACAGGCTGCGGCGTAGAACATCAGTTGATCATTATCTTCAGCATCCACCACCACGCCGTCGCCAAATTTCCAATCAAGCACCACAGCGCGATCACCGATGCGGCCAACAAGATCAGTGCTACCGAAGACGCCAGGTAAGAGATCGCCGAAGCCAACGCGAGTCTCCACTTCATATTCCATCCTTTTGTCTGGGTCAACTTGGTCCAGCAGATCAATCGCTACGGCGATCTTCTCGTCGAACAGCTCTTGCGTGAGCACTTGGTCTTTGTACGTTGTGCCGATGAACTGCGACCACGGCAAGTCTTTGCCCAGGATTTCGGCGATGGTGTCGTGCAGCATGGTGCCACGGTCGGCGTGCTCACTGGACGGCTTGGGCGGCATCTTTTGCACCAGCGCCACAGAGCCGGGGCAGTTGATGACGCGCTTGGCGGTCGAGCCGCCGACGATATTACTGTGCTGCATTAGCGGCCCCCTTTGTAATTTGAAGATTGCGTCCACATGATTAACACAGTACCTTTGCGCGTATAAAGCCAACGCTTTTCAAAACTAAGTTTGGCGCGGTGTTTGTTGAGTTTACGGACGTTCATTCTTCTGCCTCCACAGTGATGGTGTCAGGCAAGCCCCATTCGTTGTCCTCATTACGCAAAAATTTAACGTAGGGCGCAATCTCATTTTTGATGTGATCCAAGATGATGGTTTCAATCTCAGCGCGGGTGAACTCTATTTTCATGTGAACTCCAGTTTAGTTGATGAGGCGTTCAGTGTAGCACACAAAAAATAATTTGTGCAAAACTTTTTTTCGTGTATTATTCAGCCCATGTTAGAAAAACAAGTTGAAGCCTACCTCGTCAAGCGCGTCAAAGAGCTGGGCGGGCGGGCGTACAAGTTCACCAGCCCTGCGCATCGCGGCGTGGCCGACCGGATCGTCTGTCTGCCCAACGGCCAGACATGGTTTGTTGAGGTCAAGACCGAAGGCGGCAGGCTGTCCGAGTTGCAAAAGGTCTTCGCCAGTGACATGGCCAAGATGAATCAGAAATACGTTTGTTTATGGAACAAGGAGCAGATCAATGAATGGCTTACCAATCACTATGGAACTAACCCCTGAAGAAGAACAGGAACTGGAGCACATGTTGACAACATCGGCGTTAAACAAACAGGTCGGCGGGTCGCATTACCGCGACAAGGGCATCCAGCCCATCATCTACATCCACGCCAACGAGCTGGGCTTTTGCGAGGGCAACGTCGTGAAGTACGTCACCCGCTGGCGTGACAAGAACGGCGTCGCTGATCTGAAGAAGGCCATCCATTACCTTGAGCTGTTGATTGAACTCAATGAAACTGCGTGACTACCAAGAGACAGCGGCTGACTTCTTGTACGAGCACGACCGCGCCTTGATCCTGGCTCCGGTGGGGGCTGGCAAGACAGCCATCACGCTGACGGCCATGTGGGAGATGCTGCGCGACGAGCACGTCAAGCGCTTTCTCGTCTTGGCACCCAAGCGTGTGTGCACCGACGTGTGGCCGGTCGAGCAGCCCAAGTGGGCACCGATGGCTTCGATCGCCATCGCCGTAGGCACACCTAAGCAGCGACTGGCGGCGCTCAAGAGCAACGCCCGCATCGTGGTGACCAACTACGACAACATCCAGTGGCTGGCCGATCAGAAGTTTGAGTTTGATGGCGTGGTGTTCGACGAACTGACCAAGCTCAAGAACCCATCAGGCGCACGCTTTAAAGCGCTGAACAAAGTCCTCGACTGCCCAGTGCGCTGGGGCTTGACCGGCTCGTTCACCAGCAACGGTTTGGAAGACGTGTTCGGCCAGTGCAAGATCGTGGACCAGTCGCTGCTGGGCCGCGCCAAAGGCGCGTTCATGCAGCAGTACTTCGTGCTGATCAACAAGGACTTCGGCGAATGGGAGCCGCGTAAAGGCTCACTGGAGCTGGTGATGCAGCGCATCAAGCCCGCCACGTTCGTGCTGGAGCCTGGCGAGTACAAGGACAAGCTGCCGCCCCTGCACACCGTGGAAGTGGCCTGCAAGATGGACATGACCAGCTACAACAAGATGAAGAAAGAGTTTGTGCTGGACGACGTGGTGGCCGTCAACGCGGCTGTCGTTACGCAGAAACTTCAGCAGATGTCGTCTGGTTTCCTGTACTCCGACAACGGCCCGATCTGGTTGTCGCCCCACAAATTTGACCGCCTTGAAGAACTGCTTGACGAGAACCAACATGCCAACACCCTACTGGTTTACCAATACCAAGAAGAACTCGCCGAGCTTAAGCGACGGTTTGAATGGCTTGTCACACTCGATGATGACGACGCCATCGAGCGCTGGAACCGAGGCGAGGTCAGGCTGCTTGCCGTCCACCCCAAGTCGGCAGGCCACGGCCTCAACCTCCAGCACGGAGGGCGGCACATCGTCTTCTTGTCCCTGCCCTGGTCGCTCGAGTTGTACGAGCAAACCGTCGGGCGCTTGCATCGTAGCGGCCAGCGGCATGACGTGTGGTGCTACGTATTTCTGACCGACGCGACTGTCGATGAGAAAATCTGGGGTTCACTGCATGACAAGCTATCCCTTTCTCAAATCGCCTTGGAGGCACTTAAATGAAACGAATCGACCAATGGAAGGCCAAGCTGCGAGCGGCCAAGTCTGAGCTGCGGCACAAGACGCGTCAGCTCAACGCAGCACAACGCTCGCACGACCGCACGACCAAACTGATTGAACAACTGGAGAAGAAAATTGAGCTACACCTGGCGAAAACTTAACGAGGTGCTGGCGCTGCTGCCAGAGGTGGACGTCAAGGCGCTGCTGGACTCCGAGATGGCAGGCGCGCGTCGTGTCAAGGTGATTGAACGTCTGCACCAGCGTTACAACACGCTGCGTGTGGCTAGAGAGAGGGCCGAGCTGCTGGCGCTGGCCACCAAATCATGAACAGGTTTGAGGCGTGGGAAGCGCATAACCTGGCCAAGTTTGCGCAAGACGCCACCACACGGCTGCTTGAGCAAGAAGAGCTGATCGAGAGTCTGCAAGCAGACTTGAAGACAGCGATCCGTGCCTACCGGCACTTAGTAATCGAAGGAGCAAAACATGAAAGTCTACCCATCAGTACCGAACAAAGATTTTAAATGGACCAGCGGCTCGGACGTGCAAACGACTTGGCGCAAGTGGGGCTGGACGCCCCCATCCGAGAAGATGGCGCCGCCCCCGCCAGAAAAGAAGATCGAGCCATTGCGGAGATACAAATAATGTTGACTCGACTAGAGCAGGCTGAGATCATGCGGCAGGTTAAAAACCTCTTGGCTGTGCAGCGCCGCAATCGCACATCGGTGCAAAGCAGCCGCATGACCGAAGAAAGTGAGAAGCAGAGCAACGCGAAGGCGTTGGAAAACTTCGCTGATTTTCTGAAGGAGTTATGACATGACCGAATGCAAACACAAATGGGAATCACTGAACGACATGCCCCTGTACCGCTGCATCCGCTGCGGTGCTTTTCTGAGGGTTATCCGATGAACTGCTGCGATGCCAACGGCAATTGCAATCAAGGCCGTGATTGCCCCATCCGCAAGGCCAAGGAGTTGCTTGACGCTGAAGAGCAGCCCACCCCTGCCGATGGGCAGCTTGTGTGGGTAGCGCTGGCCTTTATTGTGTTGATGCTGGGTTTACTGACCCTAAGAAGTTGTCTATGACCCGTGAAGTTATCCGCGAAACACGTCGGAGTCTGACTGCACCTCGGCCACACGCCGACTCCAGCCCTTGCCAAACGTAGCCCAGTGCGGCAGGTCCATGAGAAAGGACAGGCGGCGCTTGCTGTAGTCGTCCACCAGATCGCCCTTGAACGCTGCCACAGCGGCCAGCGTCTTAGGGCCGATCTCCCCATCGACTTCTACGCCCACACACGCTTGCAGCCACTTGGCCGCACGGCCAGGGCCGCTGTTGACGGCAGCGTCGAACACGGCGTAGTCCACACCGTCGGGCAGGTCGTCGCCCCTGATCTTGTCCCAATACTTGGCTTTGTACAGCGGCGCCACTTGGGCTGGCGTCAGCGCGCGCATGGCCTTCTCATCGACCTCATAGCCGACCCACTCCTCCCAGACCTTCTTGGTCACACCCAAGTTGGTCATGCCGCCAGGATCGGCGGGGTGATTGACAAAGCCGCCTTCGTGTTTCAAGACGCGCTGAAGCGCCTCGGCAAAGTTCTCTTTCATTTGGCTTTACGGGAGTAAAACAAGGTGCGATCACCGAACAGATAGAAAGCCACAGCGCTGGCGAAGTTGTCCACGCTGTCGGTCGAAAGGTTGTTGAGCTTCATGTACGCCCAAGTGCCGAACACAACAAGGCCAACAGCGGGCCGCATGAGCCGCACAACCGCTTCAACCCAAGGGTATGAGGGGTTGGCCCCGCCGGCCTCGTTCATGGCTTTAAACAACTCCAAATCAAGCTGTTTCATCTTGACGTATTCGTCCACGTTGACAGGTTTGTACCCGTCTGTTTGGATGAAGCGCCCGATCAAGGATTTGCCCAGATCAACAGCAAGGGGTCCGAGCGCAGCGAGGATGGTTATAGGGTCCATATCACCTCAATGAAAACACGGGCGCACCAGACGACAAGCCCAACAACAAGGACCGCAGCGATGAAGCTAACGGCCCAGTCTTTCATAGCCCCAACAGCTTCTTGACAAACTCGGCAGCGACGCCTGGGCCGAGCAGGACGGCAGCAATCACCGCATAGAGCAGGTATTCGATCTTGGTCATGCGCTTGGAGCCTGACTCAAAACTTTTCTGGATCGCTTCGTACCGGTGAGCACAAACCTGCTCGTGCGTTGTTAATCGCGCATCCGTTGCGTCAATCTGGTTCATACTGCTACCCAAAAATCAAGGTGTTACTGTGTTGTTCGTGGTGGTCACAGTGTCTGTGCTTGTCACCACAGTTGGAACAGACGTATTGTCAGTAATAGAGCCACCAGCAAGGCGACCAGAGTTGCCAGAGTTTGACCCACTGTTTGCTCCTATTGAGTAAGAACCTGCACCGATTACACCATTGCCACCGATGGTTGTCACGTTAGCTGCTGGTGCTTGAATCTTGCCAGCAATGCCGACAAACGCTGCGTTGGTGCTGATGCCCAAAGCTGTTGCGTTGTCAGACTGGCGCATCCCCAAGCTGGTCTGCTTGTTGATCGTGTAGATTTGACCCACGGTCGGGAGCAACAGGCCAGTCCACTGCAAAGCGTGATCCGCCCAAGACTTAGGAGCAGCGATCTGAGCGTTCTGCTGACCACCACCCATTTGCAAAGACATGACCGCAGCGACCTTGGCTGTGGTGTCACCCTGTCGAGCAATGTCGGCAAGGGCTTGGTAACGTGCTGCTTGGGCCGCTGCCTGCGCTTTGTGGGCGTCGGCGTAGGCAGCGTATTCAGAGTTGGTCGCGCAGCCTGTCAAGGCCAGCACTGCAATGATGGGGGCGATCAGTTTCATTCTGGCTCCTGTGAAGGTTGCGGCTGCTGTTGCGCTGCCTGAATCTGCTTGTTGATGTTTTGCACCAACGGCGCAACGCGACCATAAGGCATTTGCATGAGCGCGTCGTTCAAAACGGCCAATTCTTGCTGAGTGAAGCTAAGAGTGATCATGATCAGTTTGCGTAGTAAGGGACTTTGTAGTATGTGCCGTCAATGCGAATTTTGACATACCCAGTTGGGGTAGCCGGAAGGGCCGAAGCGCCGCCAGCAGCGCCGACTGTGGTTGCAGTTACGGCGCTAGTCCACCAAACAGTGTCGGATACATACACATTTCCTGAATTGCTGAAACCCACAACTGCCACGTTGTTAAACCCGTAGTACAAACCGGGCAAAGATATGGTGCTGTCATAAAGCAATTCGCTGGTTCCCGCAGCGTTGAACTGGATTGTTTCTTTTTCCTTGATTCGGATGGCTGCGTCTGAATGCGTACCGGCAGACAAATCAATACCGACAGTCTTAGTGCCGGACATATAAATGCCCCATGTGCCAGAGGTTGAGATGTTTACCGCTGTGGTATGCAGCCCCTGCATCAGAATGCCGTTGACATATGTGGCATTAGTCGGGTCTATGGCAAAAGGAACGATCCGA